AATTCGCCAGCAGTGTTCGCGTACATGTCACCATTTTCGTCTGCCGCTTTTGTCATCCAGTTCTCGGTGCTGTGATTCCACTCAATAATGCTTAACCAAGTTGTGGGATCTGGGTTAACTGGATCTTCTGGATCTTGCTCATATTCATTTTTTGCGGAATCAAACTCGCATGTCATTTCCCAATACAATGCATGCTCGTCTAATCGCTCAATCGATTTTGATATGCACTGCAAGCCAAGCGGCCCGTAGGCCATTCCAACAACCGGTGCGTTTGCTGTGTTTAGCAAAACATCTTCGCGCGTAGCAAACACGTCGTCAGTGACTACAAGAAAAGTCACCGTCATGGTCATGTTAAGCCGGCCCTTTTCGCCCCTTTGCAGCGAGGCATTCGTTCTTCGTCTTTCGCCAACTATTTCTGATGCCATGATGTCTATGGGTTAAAATTTGCGATCAGTCCAGGGTTCTTGGCAATCTTGTCCGCTATTTCCTTCAAGTACTTCTCGACCATCTTTTGGTGCTTGTCTGTCATGGACGCGCGCTGTGCGGCAAGCATTGCGTCACCCATACTTCCGACCCGCGTTGGCGATTGGTATTGCTGAACGTTTCCCATAATGCTTTTGGCTAACGCAGCGCCAGCCTTGTCCGCTGTTTGCTGGTCAATGAGTCCAGCGGCAAGCAAGTTCTTGATTTCCTGCAAGTCGTTCTTGTATTTCATGGCAGGGTTAAATCGCTCTTGGATCGATTTGACATTGTCCTCGATCTTTTGCTTCGCCTCGTCAAACTTGCCCTGATCAATCTTCTTCTGTGCGAGCAAATTTCGCAGTCCCAGCAAATCGTTTTCCTTCACTAGCCTCTGTATTTGGTCTTGCTGGTTCTTTTCTTCCTTTTTGCGAGCTTCCTCTTTTCGTTTCTCGGCAATTGCTTCTTTTGCGTCAGCAAGTTCGTCTTGAGTGATCTTTCTGCGCTTTGCCAATTCCACTAGCTCAACTTCATTTTTTTCTTCAACCAGCGCGCTCACTTTCTTCTTGATCGCTTCTTCTTCCTTCTTGTGAGCTTCTATGGCGTCGAATTCTTTGAGAGACTCCTGCCTTTTGGCTTGTTCGGCTACGCTTATACCTGGAGCATTAAAGCCAATGCTTTCCATGTACAGTTCTCGTTTTGTCTTTCCAAGCCTTTCAAATTCCTGCCGTGTCTTTTCTATGGCATCCAATTCGTTTTTGGCTTTTTCTTCCGCTTGCTTTTCTGCATTTCTTGTCTGAGTCTCTTTTCTTGCTTCATTGAGCCTCCATTGCCTATATCCTTCTTCGCCTAACTCCACTCGCTTCTTTGCACGTTCAAGTTCCTTCGCTTCGTCCTCCTCTTTTTTCTTCCTTGCCACTTCGGCTTCAAATTCGCGTTCCTTTCTTGCTTCTTCTATTTGGTTGAGCACGTCCTTACTAGGGCTGAAATTTCTTATGTTTCTTAGGTCTTCGAGTGCTTTCAACGGATTGATAAGAAGATTAACGGCAGACTTTTCAAGCGTCAATTGTATGTGTGCGTATTCTCTTGCAGTTGCAACCATCAACGCCAAACTGCCAGCCGCCGTGCGAAGGTAGTTATACGAGTTAGCGCTTTGATCGTTTGCTGCCAATAAATCCCTCGTTACTGCCAATAGTTGCACCATCAGTGGCATCAAGTTCTCGCCAATTTCTACCTGAACCATTTTCATGTCAGACAAGTACTTGTCGTACTGACCAGCAAGCGTCAGTTGCAACTCTTCATTCATGGTAGCAAATCGACCACCCGCTTCAGTCGCAAGCTCGATCGCCAAGGCGACTTCTTCAAACGAGATTTGGCCGTCCGTTGTTTTTTGCCTTAAGTCTGCCATGCTTTCGCCAGTCAGCTTGGCTATTTCCTGCAACGGGTTGAACCCAGCATTGACCATTTGCAATATTTCTTGACCAGCAAGCTTTCCAGATGCTCGCACTTGTCCGAACGCAAGAGCTAGAGACTGAAATCGCTCCGCGTTGCCCATTGAGATTGCGGACAGGCTTGTCATAATCGCACCCGTCCGATCTGCCTCGAGCCCGAACCCCATCAGTGTTTTCGCGCCGCGAGCAAAATCCAAGAAAGACAATGGTGTCTTCTTGTCAAGTTCGCGAAACTCGATCATTTTCTTTGTCGCTTCAGCAGAAGAACCAGTCAGCGCCTTCATGGCCGCTTCGGTTCTTTGATATTCAGCTGCCAGCACAACGGATTCTCGTACAAACGATTTCATTGCTTCGACAACTTGCAGGATCGCTTGTGCTGCAAGCATCGGTCCAGTGGTTATACCGAGACCGGCAATGAATTGACCGACAAACGTTTGCGACCTTCTTGCTGATTCTTCAGCCTGAGTCAGTTGCAAAATGGCATTTCTTTGTGCATTGATTATCCGTATCGCCTCTTCTCTCGTTATGTTGCCCCAGCGTTCCATGTTCTGGACAAATCGCAATGTCTGTGCGTAACGCTCTTGAGCAGTAGTGGTCGCGTCCAACAGAGCGCGAACTCTTGCCAAGTTGTTTGCTCTTGCGGCTTCATCCGAAGTACCTCCGTATCTGTTTTGATACATCGCGATCATTTTTTGATGAGTTGCCTCGTCTATCTGTCCCTTCTGGAACAGAACATTGGCTACATTTGCGTCCCTGGCAAACTTTTCAGCGTCGGTCAAGCTTGTTTTGACATCGCGCGTAAACCGAGCTATCTCATTACGAGCTAGCCCGGTGTTTTGTATCACCTCTTTGATGTCGAACCCAATGCCAATGTTGACTGCTGTTGGGCTAGCCATTTGCCACCTTGTCCAGTTTGGTGATCTTTAGCAACGCATTAAAACTTGCAGCAGACTGCTGTTTGGTAATCGCGGTCGGCTTGCGAACACGCTTGTAGCGAGGTGGCATCAAATCCTCCCATGATGGTGGATCCATCTTGGCTTGAGCGTACAGCTTCACTAGCAACTTCTCCATGATCATTGCCGTCTGCTCCCACTCGTCCCCAATCGGCTCAACGCGGTCAAACGCTTCCCAAAACGTCAATGCGCCATCAGGAAGCTTTTCTAGCCACGAATGAACGTCAACAATACCCCAACGCAAGGCAAGCTTTCCAGCTAGCCTTAGCCTTGGGCTGCGTCGGATTTTTTTGTTTCGGAGGATACCTCCTTGGATCGGATGCCAAGCAACTCCTTGGCAGCAGACCACAGTCCATCAGCCAGCTCCAGGTCGAGAGACTTGAGTTCCTCTGCATCATCAACGAGGCTAGCGCCATGCTCGTCGCATAGCATTAGCGACAGCGTGACACGTCGGAACTTTTCCCATTGGAACTCGCCCTCCTTGGTCTGTACTGCCAAGTCGCGCTTAATACCTTCCTCTTCGGTGAGTTTCTTCAAGTGAAACTTCATCCCGCAGACTTCCACCGGCTTAACACTCAGTGGCTTGGAAAGCAGTGCTTTGAAATCGTCCTTATTCATCGTCATCCTCATCCGATACAAGTTGCTCGTCCAAAACCTTGCGGCACTCGATGAACCGCAAGTTGTATTCCGCTGGTGGCCTGACCGTAGAAGGCTTGCCAAGTCGCTCTCGCTCCTCTTCGCAAGCCTTCACGATTTCAGGAATCCGCTCCACCGGAAAGTTCACACGACACGGCAGCAACTCGGAGTTCTCTTGGTGGTTCAGGTACGCAACGTGCTTATCGTCAACGTACACTTGCCACTGAGTAAACTCGACTTGCTTGCCAGTAAAATCGATCCGCATATCTGGTTTCAGTTCAACGGACATGAAACACCTTTATCAGGAAGTAGTAGTGAACGCAGGCGCGGTGGCACCATCGAACTGGATCGTGTACGACCCCTTCATGATTTCACCTTGCGCCGCATTGGGAAACTTGACGCTCTTCACGAAAACGGTTCCAGCGACGGACCCGCCACCGCTCGGATAAGTTACCGTTGCGGTAATTCCCGCATAGGGTTCTGCCGTAGGCACCATTGCCGTTGAGATGGGAGGTGCAGCACCTAGCCAATTAAACTCGATCTCGACTTCTGGATTGTTGCGAAGGTCGCCAGGACGCATGCGCTTCATCCCAGTGGTTCCGAGGTGAGTGATGTCCAGTGCGTCCACTCCAATCGTCAACTCGCCAATACGAGTGATTTCGGTGGTCACAAGGCCAGTCCCTGCAATGGTGGCACCTAGGCCAGTGTCAGCAATACTTAGCGGCATTTTTACGGCTCCTGATAGTGAACAACAACATCAAACGAACAAACGTACCTTGGGACTTGATTGCCATCGGTTGGAGGATCCGTGAAATACTCGTCACCCGAGACGTACTCTACTCCACAAAACCGATGACTCTCAACCAAGCCTCTAAATGAATCGATACCAGTCTCCCGCATCGCTTTGGATAGCAGCGATGCTCCATCACGACTTGTTGCGTAGCATTCGACCGTAATGTGTGCATGCGCTGCCTTAGACAGTCCAGTGATTGTGTGTTCGCGTTCGGTGTAGGTGACATAAAAGCAAATCGCTGGCAGCTGGCATTTCTCGACAAGCACATCGCTGTACATGCGCTGGCCGACGATCGACGAGACGGTCGCATAGGAAAGCAGTTTGGTTCTAAACGCTTTGCCAATGGCACTCATTCACCACTCACCAAGGTTATGGTTCGCGCGGCAGTCTCCGTTGACGTGGAAACGATCTTGATGTATTTGACCGAGTCCATGGCCGATCGCTTCAGCGTTACCCATCGCGATGTGCTAACGGCAGGTGCATAGAGCGTGCCGTCATCGTAGACCGTAAAAAAGTTCGATCCGTCAGCTGACGCTTGGAAGTTCAATGAGGTTCCAGTGAACGCGGCTGGCAGTAGCACAGCCAATGGAATACGGTTGGACTCCATGGTTGCCGTGGTAGAGACCGTCCCGCTGCTCGCAATTGATACAGTGTCTGTAAGTCGTAAATTTCTAGCCAAGAGTCAGCCCCTTTGCTTCTTTGTAAAACTCGGTTTGAAATATGCCAATCGCTTGGTGAAACGACTTTTGGTACGCGCGTTTCAAAAAGTGAGCGCGTTCCAGTTTGATCGTGCTACCAGGTTGTATGTATCGACTGTTTCGTTCACGCTTAACCGCTCGCTTGCTTTGGCCGCGAGTATAGGTAACGGTTTGCTTTGATCGACCGCTCTGCTGGGTGATAATCTGTCCAGGCCGCCCCCAGTAATACAATTTGCGTTCGCCTTTAGTTACAGGCAGACGAAAGTGCATCTTGCGACCCATACCATGTTCTGTCGCCTGCATGCCGATGTAAAGGATTCCACCGCGCGAATACTTGCGGTATTTGGATATGACGTATTGACCTGAATCGTAGGTTTCATAACGCTCTTTAGCTGATTCCGACCACTTATCTCTCGGCGCAACAGACTTATCCTGGGCCCATCGCTGCGTACCATTCAAAGAGCGACTGCTTGGTGGATCCAGTTTCGCTTGTCTCACGATCGGCTGTGCCATCTTGCGAGCGGCAGGGTCGATGCACTTGTACTGAATTTGGTACGGCAAGTCGCCAATCGCCTTCAATATCCTGTCATCGAATTTCATTTTAAATTGGATCACGATGAACTCACCATCAGTTCGAGGTATCGATCCAATCCTTCGACTGGGTTGATGTACTTGATGCCGTAGAATTCGTTATTGAACTTCACACGCATCTTGACGTTGTAGCCCGGTCGCTTGCGGACGCGAAATACCGCAGCGATACTTGCCTCAAGCTCTCGCCCTCGCATGTTTTCGGTACCCGATTGCGGAATGAACTGGCACGGCTCATTCACCAAAAAGTCGCTCCACGTCACGATCGGTTGACCGTACCCGTCCTGAGTCTCAGTCACCTGTTCGATATTGCAGCGTTGGCGAAAGGCCGACGTTTTGATTCGGTTGTTGCGTCCGCTCATGGGTAGCTACTCCGCATAAACTTGGCAACCAACGCCTCGTAGGCTCCCAGGTCATTGACGCGATCGTTATCGCCCCGGTTGGCATCGAAGTAGTAGCCAACCAGCAGCAGCATGGCTCGCTTTGCGATCGCCGGCACTAGCGATTGGTCCTGCGAGTATCCGCACTTGTATTGAACCTCCCAAGCGTCCCATCGAGCCGCGTAGGCAGGAATGGTCTCCAGGTAAGCGACCCGTACCTCGTCGACGTGCAATTGGTACTTGTTGCTCGGCCAGGTAGTCAGCGTGTTGTCCGCGTTGAAATACTTGATGTGCATGATGCTGTGAACTGGGCTTTTCGGGAGTTTTAGTTCATCGTAGAACGCTCGCAACCGCACCTTGTAGGTCTGGAAGCAGCACACGCTATCGGTGTCTCTTTCCCACTGCTGCCTTGCGTCCTCGATCATCATTTGCAGTTGCTGATCGTGAGTGCTGTCGCTCGACGAAATCTCCACTTGCTTCTTGGCTTCTGCCAAGGTCAGTGGTTCCGCGATCGCTTTGGTCACCAGCTCCGGCACTAGTTTCATACTGGGCAATCCTCAGGCGATTGACAAGCAGATCCTCTACACCTGGGGTCAGGACATCGATCACCTTTCCCGCTCGATGTTTCTTCCAGTCCTTCAGCAGTCGTATCATCTTTTTTCTCCATCATCATGGCGTCCCAGTCCTTGGGATAGTAATG